GTTAATCGTATCTTTATTCCTATCCAAACAGTTAAGGATATTATCATTAATGATAATAGTGAAGATCCTACACGATATAAAGCAAGTCTATTATTTGATCCTACAGTACTTAAAGCAGCAGCTGGTAAAGATAATGACTATCGTGTATTAGATATCTTTAAGAATCTTAAACCTGCAGGAATTACTGAACCAGAAGTGATTCAACTATACAAAGCAGGTTTCTATGATTTAGATATTCTTCCTGAAGCAATTGCTAAGGGATTAGATGTATATATCAATCATTCTGAAGAAATCCCTGAAGAAGAGGATACTCCTGAAGCTGGTAAAGTTCAAAATACTGAACCAGATGAAGAATATAAAACTCCAGAAGGAGATAATACATTAAAAACTCATCCTGGATTTAAAGTTCCACCTACAGTAGCTGAAGGTACAGAAATGACTAATGAAAAATTTGCAGGAGCGGTTGTTACTGATCCTAGAGTTAATGAAGATGATGAAATGACTGATGAAGAATTAGCTAAAGCTATTGAAGAACAGCTTGAAGTTCCAGATCGGTCAGCTAAAAAAGAATCAGAAGAAGAATTGATTGGTAAGTCTTTATCAGAAAGTCATAAAGACTTATATGATGAAGTTACTAGTGAATTTAAAACAGAATTAACTAGACTTAAAGCTTTCTCTAAATATCGTTTCCAACAAGAATTGGCTAATGATCATTTAATCAAAGCTAATAATCCTAATTATGAATCTTACCTATTGAATATTGAAGAAGTATATTACGATATTCTAAGAGAAACAGATCCAGATATTAATATATCTTTTGAAGACCCATCTTTTAAAGATAGCTTATATGATTACGTTCATGCATTGTAATTAATATTACCTCCCTAGGATCATAGTTATCCTAGGGAGGAATATACTCTCATTAATTTTTTATATAGCCATATATTATTACAGTGATCTACATATTTCGATTTTTAAAAGGAGGTAGCCATATGGATATCATTAATTTTGTAGATGAGTTCGGCGTTCCTCGATGCGTCGAAGTAGAATCAATCACTAAAGAAGAATATGACAGATTTGGAGGAACCGAAATCACATTGTCACTAACTAACGAAGAAACTGATTCACAACAACAAGGAGAAAATATCATGTTTGAATTTAAACTTAACCCAGGAGTTATCTATGACGTTAACTCAAACGAAAAACCATTCATTTTAACTAGTACTGGTTTAGCATTACCAATTAGTGCTGAAACAGAAGTAGAATTTCATAAATGGCATTATGAACGAGTAGCAGCATACATCGAGGAAAAAGCAGCTATTCTTCAAGAACGAGCTCTTAAGATCTTTAAAGAAGATATTGAACCAGCTCATGAACAAATGATGGCTGAAAAGCATCACCATCAATGTAATTGTGGTTGTAAGCATGACCATAATAAATCTAATGGTTATTTTGGTAATCTTATTGCTAAGCATACTGGAATTGGTAAACCTGAAGAGAAACCATACGACCCAGTAGCTGATAATAAGATTCGTAAACCAAAACCAAAACCTTATAGTGGAATCTTTGGTCGTTATGTAAATGGAGATGCACCCAATCCTATAAAGGAATTAGTATCTCCTGAACATCATCAAGACTTCACTAGTAGTTTAAGATACTACATTGATCCAAATGGTGTAGTATACGTTCATCATACTAAGACTGGTACAACTGATGTAGCAGATGAAGGTGAAATCGATGTATTATATCGTCACTGTCCACAGTTTAAAGTAGAGTATGATAATATGCTTAGAAGCAGAGTAGGTAAACCAGTCTATACAGGTAATCCTATTCAAGATGCGATGAATGGTATGGGAGGATTCGCTAGATGATAAAGACAGACAATTCTGGACAAGTAGTCGGATTTAGCTTATCCGATCTTAATAATCCAGAAGCGATGGATATCATCCGTGGTAAGATTAAAGCATCTGAAAGTAGAATTCGTAATGAGTTCATGGCTCAGACTTTATCTTTACGGAATGAATATATCAATCGTTTAAATAACATTGTGTGTGGTGTACACACTAGACCAGTTCCATGGAATGAAGCTACAGATGAGAATGAAATCCATGAGTTCTTAAAACAACACCCTGAGTATCAGCTAGATTACAACTTAGAGTTGTATGAAGAAAAGATGCTTAGTATGGGACTAGATCCTACTGAAGGAATGTTTAGACAATTCCCTCCTGGGACAGCAGTTCTATCTTCTGGTACAGGAAGACATCTTGCTTATATGGAACAGCTTAAAGAGCAAGAAGGTCTTAATATTCCTGATTTAGAAAACTTCATGGTTGGTGTAACTAAAGAAGCTGATCCAACAGTAGATACAACAACTGATGAAGAACTAAATCAAATGGTACAAAATACATATCTTGCTGACCAATATCAAATGCAAGCAGCTATTGGATTACCTCCAATGCTACCTAATGGTCAGTATAATTTAGATGCATTAAATGTACCATTCGGTTGTACGATTCCTTTGATGGAAGTTCCTAAAAGAATCTATGACCTAACTAACTTGCAATATCCAAGAGATATCTCTGCGGAAATGCAAGACCAATCTATTCCATATGAAGAAAGATTGGCTACTTATAATGCGATGGTTAAATATACTAATGAGTATAACGAATATGTTAAAGGTGCTTGGTATGAAGAAAACAAACAAGCATTATATAATCAAATTCGTACTCTTATTGACCAACGCAACACTATTCTCTGCTCTCAATGGACTTATATGCAACCTCAAGTAAGAGCTAGTTGGGAAAGAGAAATCAACAATATCAACAATCATGTTCAAGAATTGCAAATGAATATCCCTAATCATCCTATGGATGCATTTTATAGATATGAACAACAAATTCTTGAATATAACTATCAAGTTCAAAAGTATAATACTAATAAGCTTAAGTATGAGCATTATAAGTATGAGCAATCTGTAAGAAATAATCCTAACATGGTTACTTTCACTACAGTAGAAGAACTTATAGCAAATGGTTGTCAATTTGATATTGAAAAGAAAGAATGGTTAGATAAAACTGGTCGTCCATTAAATCCAGAGCATGCTCGTATTTATGATGAGATGAATAGAATTAAGTCTCAAATGGAGATTAATGCTGAGGCTCAACATCGTCGTGATGAATATACTGAACAAATGTTTATGGTTAATAGTATGATTAGAGATTGCTTTAACCATTTAGGTTATACAGCTGAAGAGGCTAATGAAGTTGTTGATAGAGATCCATTTGGTATGATGCATGACTTAAACTATAATCCATACTATCAAACAGATGGTACATGGAATAGTTTCGTTCAACGTACAAATCCTCAAATGGGTGGCAATAACTATGATCCTGTGAGCGATAAAGATGTTAATGATTTGACTCCTGAAGAGTTCGAAGCATATGCTAAACGTGCTGAAACGTTAGCTAGAAATGCTAGAGCAGCAGCTGCAGTTCCATTAACCAATGAACAAATTCTTAACGCTCAAGCACGTAGAGGTGCTGTAGGACCAAATGGTCGTATTCGTGTATATAATATGAGATCTCCATTAACTGCTAAGTTACAAGAGATCAATGATAGTCGTAAACCTGGTGAGCATAAGAATTTGATGAATCTATTTGATACATATTCTGAAGCAATGCCAGCTTACCAATATTCTATTAGTCATAGTCGTCCTAAAGATTTGAGTGGATTCTATGATCATAATCAATTCGATGAGGCTATCGAAAATTATGCTCATAAGACTCGAATCAGTAGAACTAGTGACTTATTAAATGAATTAGATGATAACCAAGCATTTGCTGAAGCAATGAATAATGGCATTCTTGGATTATCATTACCTGATGAAATGGGATATAACTACAACAAACGTAGAGTAAACTTCGATAACTCTATCTTAGAGCAAATGGAAGCTACTAATAAACCATTCCCAGAAGGTGCCAGGATTAAAGATCCTGAATTTGAAACTTACGATGATAGACCGTTGAAGGAAATTCAGAAGGAAAGATATGGTATAGCTATGGATCGAGCAGCTAGACTTAAACAATACTTTGCTCCTGAACTTGGAGGTACATGGGATGCAACTGCAGTCAACGATAATGGATGATTTGACCGGCAACTTAGAAAACTCCAAGATCAATAGTAGGTTGTATCATGATGCGGATATATACCAAAGTATGAATACATTCACTACTTTGGAGGAGTTATTCGAATCTATTGAAGGTCCTTGCGTGTATGACTTCTTTACTGATGATGAATTAGCATTGATTAAGAAGATTATATTTGATCGCAAGGATAAAGCCTTCAAGAAAAAGTTCCAAAAGTTAGATGCTATTGTTAAACCAAAAGGGTTTAAGCGATCTGGTTGTGGTACAAACCGTGTTGTTTATGAACCACTTGACGATAATGCTACATTCTGTATTAAGATAGCGTTAGATAGAGCTGGTTCTAAAAACAATCCAGATGAGATCGTTAATCAAAAGTATCTAAAACCATTTGTGGCTAAGTGTTTTGATATTAGTCAAGATGGTAATGTTGGTATATTCGAAAGAGTTGTACCGATTGAAAACCTCTATCAAATGTGGTCAGTACGTGAAGATATCTATAAGATAATGGAAACCATTGTAGGTAGATTTATCATAGATGACTTCGGTACTAAAGCATTTAAGAATTGGGGTTTACGTAAAGGATTTGGTCCAGTATTACTTGACTATGCAGACATGTATATATTGGACCCAAAGATTCTATATTGTACTCATACATTGAATCTAGATACCACTGAGCAATGTCGAGGTGAATTAGATTATGATGCAGGGTTTAACAATATTATATGTTTAAAGTGTGGCGGTATTCATATGGCATCTGAGTTTAAAGATGGTCGTAAGAAGATCGCATTGTTCTCAAGAAAGAGGGAAATTGATATGACTATGAAAATTCAAATCTTCAAAAATGGTGAACTGTATTGGGATAATGATCATGGTGTATATGAGAAAGACATCAATGTAAATGAACCAAAAGAAAACAAATTAGATATCACTTCTAAATTAGATCTAGAAGAGATTGATAAGATGAAAGATGATTTAGCTAAACTACAAGCTAAATCTGTAGCCAGTGAAGAAAAACTTCGTAAGCATTATGAAGATATGCGTAGAGTTGCTGATGATCATAAGAAAGAAAAGGCTGAAGAATACTTCGAAGAAGAAAAACCTGATTTGGTTATTGAAATTCCAGCGATCAATCCAGCTCCTAAACGTATCAATAAATATTTTGCTCCAAAGCCTGAAAGACCAGCTCGTGATCTAGAAAACACGATGCATAGCAAGGCTCTGGACAAGTTGTCTGAGGACATGAAAAAACCTCAAAATACAATTATCAGTAATCCTATAGTGGTTGAAACTAAGGAAACTGGGAATGTAAAAAATGATAAAGTCGTTGACATTAAAGTAGAAGAAAAACCTGTAGAGGAGAAAGAAGATATGTTGTTAAGTATTGATCAAATTAAAACTTTAGGTGAATTTATTGGTGAAGCTGCAGCAGATATTGAATCTGTTGTAGGTACTGAAGATGCTTATAGCTATAATGAGATCTTAGAATTAGATAAACAATTTACTCGAATCTTGAAAGATCTTTCCGATGACAAAGTAATTCGTATTGAAGATCTTTTACCAGAAGTATTCTATGCTTATATTGATTC